GTCAATATTACGCACTCTGAAGATGGCAAATACGCTAATATTTCAGGTATCAGCCCTGTGCCTAGCGCATTGCGTAACGCCCAGCCTGAAGGTGTTAACCCCACCAAAATCTTTTGGCTACAAAGTTATAAGCAGGAAGAATACGATGCGCTACCTAAGTACTACAAGGAAAAGATAGCGGAGAGTAGTGAATGGCGGGGTCAGCAGGAGCGTGAAAAGAATGCGCCCAAAATTCAAGACGATGATTTAAGCGATATTCCATTCTAAGGACTAACATGATTGTTAAGGAGAAACTAAGTGAATCAGGTCATTGGTACAAGAAAGATGGTAGTCCTGCCTACACAACCCTCGGCAAAACTGGGGAACGGGCAACAACGCTTCGTGACGCAAGGAAACTCGGACTTTTGCCAAGTGTTACAACAATTAACGGAATGCTATCGAAAGCAGGCCTTGATACATGGAAACAGCAACAAGTCCTCTTAGCGGCCTTAACCTTACCTAGACTGCCTGACGAACCCGAAAGTGAGTGGTTAGCTAGGGTAATGCAGGATAGTAAGGCTACGGGCAGGGAAGCGGCAGAACGGGGGACTGCAATCCACGCCATTATTCAAAGCTGGTTTGAGGGCGTTTATATGCCTGAAAAGCCCCCGTACATCAATACCATCGTGGATACCTTAAATAACGCCTTTGGAAGCCAGCTATGGCTCTCAGAGAAGTCTTTTGGTCATCCGCTAGGGTATGGTGGCAAATGCGACTTAATGGCAAAGGCGGGCTTTATAGTCGATTTCAAGACTAAAGATACTGACTTAGATAAAGTTGATGTGTATTTTGAGCATGAGATGCAGTTAGCCGCCTATCGTGAAGGCCTTGGCGTTCCGAATGCAAGGTGCGCTATTGTTTTCGTTAACGGCACGACCAATCAGGTCAAACTCATTGAAATTGAGCAGGATAAGCTTCAAAAGGGCTGGGAATGCTTTGAGCATCTACTGCGGGTTTATCAAATCAAGAACGGCTTATAATCAAAGTTCCTTCACGGGAACGGGGGAAAGCGCAAGCAAGTACCCCACTTTTTTATGGGCGTTAAGCCGCCAAAGTAGGATGCAGTAATTAGGGAATTTTGCGGCTTTCTGCCCTATTGCTAGTAACTGCTAAATACTGCCCTGTTGTTTTTTTCAAAACTAAGGGTTTTCCTTATAAATAATTATTGTAAAGTTAAGCAAACTTAACATATAATTGTCTTACTCGATTGGCGAGTGAAATAGATAAGGAGAATCAAATGCAAGTATTAGACATCGCAGTTACCAAAGTTGATCAATTAGGTATGCTCTTGGCTCAGATCGCTGACTTAGAAGCCCAAGCAGAAGCACTCAAGACCGAACTCAAGCAAGAAGAAGGCCACATTGAGGGTAACCTTTATAAAGCCTGTGTGACCCTATCCCAGCGTAAGACTGTTGATAACAAGGCTGTGTATGCAGAAGCGAATATCCCTGCTGAGTTAATCGAAAAGCACACCAAGACCACCGCAGTTATTACCCTTAAAGTTACAGCCCGTTAATCAACGCCCCTTCGGGGGCAGTTAGGAAAAATCATGTTACAAAGCGAACGAGATGCAGAACGATTTTATGAAGCCCAGCGCAAGTTTGAGCAACGCCAGCGCATGATCGATAAGGGTTGGGGTGACCTAGAGGCGTACAACGCTTTACGGGCCTCAGAAAAGAAGAAAGAGCGTATTGAGTCTATCCGTATGTTCCTTTTGGGTGGCTTGGCAGCAATCCTGTTTTGTGTGCTGTTTTTCGGTACGAACTACCTTATGCATGGTTACGCAATATGAGACCCCTTTACGAAACCCAAAAAAATCTTAATGTAGAGAGGGATGTTGCCTCTTTACTTGAACAAAAATGGAAGTGTCATGTAGTCAAAATGCCTATCAAATACGGCCTTGACTATACCCTCACACGGAATAAAGAGATTGCTGGGTTTTGTGAAATTAAGTGTTTAAACTACGAATTAGCCCAATTTGACCGCATGAGTGGGGGGTATTTCATAAGTCTTGGTAAGTTTATATCCGCTAAAAATTTGGTCGAGTTTACGAAACTACCCTTCTTTTTGGTGCTTAAAACAACCGATGGTATTTGGTATAGAAAATTTACCCAGTTTGAAGGCCTAAAGTTTGTAGTCAACGGCAGAAAAGACCGTAACGATTGGCAGGATGTTGAGCCAATGGTCTTACTAGAAACCCAATTATTTAATAAGGTCTAGTGCCAGCTTTATCAATAATTAAAGCTTGTCTGCGAGGACTATCCCCAGCAATACTAGGCACAGAAATATGTGTCCAACGGTCAAATTCTCGAATAATTTGGTCATATCCAATCCCCGATGCAATCACCGCCTTTACGACTTCATCGGGGGTCATGCTTGGTACTCGAATATCTGCGGCACATCCAATCCGATGCTGGCTAGTGTCCTTTGATCCTACCGCATCATTTACCTGTTTGCAACGGAAGGCTGAATTGACCATCACGGGCTTGTTACCTAAGACGGCTTTAACTTCTTCAAGGAAGGATGCTAGGCGCACAAGGTTAGCCATCTCTGAGGCATTGGGCGTATTGTCAAACTGACGATGGTCTGTGTGGGTCAGTTCGTCTAGGGTGAAGTGTTCGGATAAGTTCATTTTTTGAGCATCCCTTTCATTTCTTCGGTCTTGTCTTTAGAACCCTGACTAGAACCAAAGTAGAACGATAAGACTTGTCCTGCCGCACTCGTTATAAACCCTAGGGCAAAGATGATGATCTGCTGTTGATCTTGTGGGGTATTAACAAACATCAAGACCCCGATCAGGGTAAAGGCTAGACCTACCACGCCTAGGGCGAGAACGGGTACTACGACCTTATCAAGCTTTGTAGCGTACTCTGAGGTAGCGACTTGGGCGTATGCTTTACGGGCAGAATCACGGTCTGCAATTTCTAATTTAGCGTACTCAAGGTCAAGTTCCTTAAGCTTCATAGTCATCTCAGGATTGCCTGTAAGGGCTTTGGTGACCCCTTCTATCGTATCGTCAGGGATGCCTAGCTTTGAGGCGATCCAGCCTACTGTTGCACCCCCTGCTGGCCCTGCCACCGCTGTAGCGAGAACAGGCGCAACGCCTTTGAGTATTCCTAGTAGCGCATCCATGTATCAATCCCCAATGAAATAAGAACCATCATTAGCATCCAAAGAATTATCTTCATTTAGACCCCCACACTAAAAAATAAGCGATATATCCAGCGACCACAAAGCACCAAAATTGCGCTACTCTTGCACGATTTAAGTCTTTATCAAATGCCTTTTGAAACTCTTTGTCCTGCTTTTCTAGCTTGGCTTTTAGTGCCTCGACTTCAGCCCAGCGTTTACCGTACTTCTTTAAAAAGTCTGCCCGTAACTTTGCTTCTTCCCGCCTGACCTGTTCCTCATGCTCCCACTGGATTAGGACTCGTTTGAGGAATAGTTCTTTGCGTACCTCGTTCTCTCTAAGTTCCCTGCGCCTGTCAAGGTTACGCTGTTGCGCTACATCGGAAGCTTCTTTTTGAACATCCGCAATACTTTTAGATAGTTCTTTGCTAACATCCCGACTTGCGTTTAGGGAACTACTTAGGGACTTTGCACCTTCTAGTAAACCATCCGACACATTGATAACCTACCTGTTACCAAGCCAATGTGCGATAAAACCCACGAGTGAACTAAAAGCTGATACAAACCCCATACCGACCCAAAAACCGCCCCTAGAACGATTAGCCATTGCGACCAGTTCTTCAACAGAAGCTTCCATCTTGTCGATCTTTTTAGACATTTCATCGAACTTGGCCTCGTAGTTCTCTACCTTTTGCCAAAGGACACCGTACTTTACGGGATCAATCTCAAACGCCATATCCATGTCTTACGGCAAAGTCGCTATAAAGGTATCAGCCTGTTCTTGTGTCATCACATTCCCATCGGCATCTTGCAGTTCTGCACCAGCTAAGACTTCTTTTTTGAATGTTTGGTAGTCGGTGTTGTCAGAATTCATTGGAATTGACGCACCATCTTCTATTCTTAAAACAGAAACAACTTTATTGTCTAAATTATCTTTTTGTAATTGGTACATT